TGTTTGGCTTTTGGGAGAAACGTGATATCCATGACGTTCTCAACCCAAGTGCTAAACAACGGAACCACAATCTTCTTGGTTCGTAACGCATCCCAAGCCAACCATGCGAGAGGCTTGAACTTCATGTCTTCTAAGAAACGGCCCACGGAGAGCGTGGGGTGGTGATCTTCCCACCTGCACGCAACTCCGTAGGTGATCGGTGCTTCGAATGTTTCACCGTCAACCATTTCTACTTTTAATGTCATGCCAATCATGTCGGGGTCCTTTGGTTAGTTATTGATTACGGGTTAGTGATGTCGCGCACCCACGTGCCGCCGACATAACTCACGCTTACTTGGCTGAGCTCTCCAACGGTCGTTACGATCGGCGTAAACGAAGCCAACATTGCATTACTGATTGTGTATTCAGGGTTACTGGCGGACTCGGTTGTGCCTGCTGGTGAGATGACCAGAGTGGTGGTGCCGTCGCCGACCTGATCAAACAGGGTGGCTTCAATTTCGCCAGTTCCGTAGTTCATGAACATCGTCAAGGTGACGTTCACCATTTGGAGGCCCGACACGAAGCGGTGCCCGGTATCGCCAAAGGTCGTGGATTCGAGTGAGTCGTAACCGATCTCAAGCGAGGCCGCAGAGGTGTTCTGCGTGACATCCACTCCACCAATGGTGACGGTTGGGTTGGACAGGTAAACGGTTTTTGTTGTGGGCATGGTTTTTCCTTTATGGGATGCGCTTAGAAGCGATTCTGATAGTTAAGTCGTATGCGGGTAATTCTTGTGAACCGATTTGAGCAAGCGACGGTGTGCCACTTACAACGGCGATCGGGCTGTTCATGATGGTGTCGCAGACTTCAAGAATGTAGTTTGCCGAATCGCTATTGCCGGGTGGCGCGCCGAGGATTCGGAGATCAACTGTGATGTCTGCGATTTGGTTGTTGAAACAAGTGAACGTCGGTAATTCCACGAACACGGTGAGCGGTCGTGCGTTGCGCGGATCGGTGACAGGCTTAAGTCCCAACGCTGTGAGCGACGCTGACACGGTGTTGATGGTGTCTGTGAAGATGCCTGCCATTTCATGCACACTGCGATCGTTTAATGCCGAGCAACTGGTTCACTCGACCCAAGGTCATCAGCGGTGGTCCTGTCATGTCACCAAACGACGCGTAACTGTCTCCAGTGGTCCCGCGTTCACGGTAGAGCCCTGCGGCGTAAAGCGTGGTTCCTAACAGCACTGAGCTGTCAGGGACGGTCGTGAGACTGTCGTGGTAACCAGCCTGCACGCGACGCCTGAAACACCAAGCGTTTGCAGCTGCGACACAAGTCGTGAGGAACGCGGTGTCATTTGCCGTGGCCGACGAGATTCCAAGAAACTCGACTACTGGTGCAGTTGATGACAACCATGTGCAACTCAAGGTCCATGTCAAAGTTCCAAACGGATCGGCAGCGGATCGTTCTAGATCGTCGCCAACATCTTGAAACATCAACTGGTTGACAATGATTTCGTTTTCGTTGTAAAGCAGGTCTCCTGCTTCGTTAACGCCAGCGAACAAGTTCACCGGTACAGCGATAACAATGTGCGTGCCGTTGAGACTGTGACCGAGTCCTGTGAGTGTGATTGTCTGGCCGACTGTGATGTCGGTTGCTTCGAGGGTCTGCACCACAGCAACATCGTCTAGACGCTGGTGGTGCGTCACGCTAAATGTGGCCATGGTGCAGTCTCTCTACTCAGTTCCGTCTATCAGACGAAAGCAGCCTTAACGAACTTGGAGCTGTCAATCATCAAGGCGGCGAAGTAGCCACGGAACGCAATGGTGCGGCTCAAGGTAGACGGGTTGTCCAACGAGATTGCGCCCTTCTGCTGTTCAAACACTTCGTAACCAGACGCATCGCCAACGATGACTGTGTCAGCTGCAAAGTTGCGGTCGACTACAACTTGCAAACCGAAAGCGTTGCCGTTGACCTGACCGGGTGCAAGATTGCCGAAAGCGTTCATTGGTCCGATCTGTGGGAACAACGGACGGTCAGCGGTATCGCTCAAGCCCATGAGCGTTCCCCACCAGTCAGGACTGAGGAAGAGATGAGTAGGCAAGTTGCCGTTGCTTGACGAAAGGATTGTTTGTGCCCTTCCTGAAATCCAAGCGGCCCAATACGACGGATCTTGTGCAGATGCAGCAGCAAAGTTGCTGGTGACTGATGCGCCTGCAACCAAAGTATCGGCTGCGTAGTTGTCGGTTGCGTTTGCGTAGATACGGCCCATGTCGTCAAGCAACAAAGACAAGATCGCGGGATCGGTCCAATCGAGATCGGCTTCGGACACGTTCACAAAGCCACCGAAAATTTGTTTTGTAACTTGGTTTGAACTCACCACAAAAGTACCTGACTGGTTGCTCATTTCGGCAAGGCTTGCACCAATGCTGGTATGAGTCGTGACCTCAGGACGAATGAAGATCTTGCCTCCACCGGGCATGGAACGAGCACCAACTGCATCAACGACAGGGCGACGGCCGATGAAGTTGTTGTAGACAGGTCCAAGGATTGGGGTTGGGAGCACACCAGGTGTGTCGCTGGTGACCACGTCGGGAGCTGCGGCGCGAAGTGCTTCGTGCATACGTTCCCAAGCAGTTCCGCCAGCAATGGCAGCACTCAAGTATTCGACAGCGGTCGGCAGTTTTGCGTCGCGCTTGACGGCGGTTGCGTAGATTGGTTGAGTCGCAACTGCGGCTTCAACGGTTGTTGATTCTGACATTTCATCCTCCTCGGATGGTGTTGGGGTTGTTTCTGTTGGGGTTTCGGTTTCGTCGGGTTCGCTTTCATCGGGTGATGAGGCGGCGACTGAGTAGACCTGTGCTGATTCGTAGGCTGGCACAGTGACCACCGATAGTTCTACGAATCTAGCCTGAGAGACCTCTAGGGTTCCGTCTGACAGGCGCTTGAACTTGGTGGGGATTGCGCCCACCGAAACGCTGTCTAAAGCGCCATCGGCAAGCAGTGCAAGAGCATCATCAGCGGCGCGAGTTGCGCTTAGTTTTGCCACAAAAATCATGCCCTCAGAAGTTGATACGCGCTCGGTGACTCGACCAATGACACGCGTGTCGTCGTGGTATTCCAAAAGTTTCGGCATTGGGCCGTCCTCGGGCAGTGAGCCTTCAAGAAAGACCACACTCTCGCCACCACTCAAAGTGGCTTTGACATTCCACGGGACTGCAAGGCCAGTGATTTGACGCGACGGTTCACCATCAGCGGACGCGTCGAGCGTAATCTGTTGAGCGGTCAATCTAATCATGAATATTCTTCCTCGCGGTTTCCTGAATCAAAAGCGGGTTCGCGCTCAACATTCCCTAAATCGTTTTCGTACATGTAGTCGGAAACATCAAATTTGACGTAGCGTCCACGCGGCAAAAGTTGATTCATTGACAATGTTTGCTCAATGGCATCCAAATATTGTTTGGTGCCAAACAAATAAAGATCTTGGCGTGCCTGTTGCGCGTTCTGGTATGTGTAACCCTGAACGCCAATACCGAGCAAATAAGCAGGTATTCCAGTGGCCCGAGACAGTTCTAGCGACTGGAATTGACGCGACTCAATCAGTTGCAGTTTGTTCGGGTCACTGGAAAACTCTTTAAAAGTCACGACGCTGTTAAGTGCGCCAATGGCACCAACTTGTCGAGCGTTACGCCAAGCAGCTGCAAGTTCGGAAAGATCTTCCGCTGACATTGGTTCGGATGCGTCAGTCTGTTGCAACCAACCAGCTGCAATCTCGTTGACAGCAAAACGGTCGGCGGCTTGCTGAAGTTTTAAGGCCGTCATGATTGCCCGGTTACCTGTGTACAGCAGACCTTGAGTCGGTGCTAAAAATTGCACGACGTCATCGGTTGCAAGTGGGTAACCGTTAAATTCAACTTGGTCGGACGGGCCGAACCATTGCGGGCCAGCCTGATCCATGGTCGTAACCATTGCGGCGGGTAACCATTGGAACGAAAGCGGGCGACCTGTGGCAGTGGATCGGCTGGTGATGTACCAGAATCCGCGACCGTGAAGCATAAGGTCCGTGACGAGCTGGGAGAAGATGAAGTTGCGCGTGACCTTTGGATCGGGCTGATCCATCCACGACTCGTTTTCCAAATAGATCTCTTCGTACTCTTCGCCAGTCCATTGCGTGGTGTAATGCTTCAGTTCTAAGCAGCCGACCATGGACGCAATCATTTGAATCGACCGGGCAACAGTGGGAACAGAGAGGGCCAGTTCTTGCGACGCCCCGACGGAGTACGTATAT